GGCGCCGGCCACTCCAGGTTGCCGGTGTATCACTTATGAAAAGCGTCAGACTGAGTGATACCGGCTTTAGAATTATTGTGTCCGATACATTGTATCCTTTTTCGACAGGATACTCCGGAATGTCTGCAGAGTAACTTATTTCCTCACTAATCAAGGCATCCGCCTCGATTCCTGCAACACTCACAGGTTTCAAATTTCCTCTCGCCATTCCTTTTCACCTACCTTGCGTATGCCAGCCCTTTTGAGAGGTATACAGTTGCGTCCTGAGCTGACTTATTCATTCCCTTAGAAACATTTGCCTGAGCCTGTCTGTCACTTCCGGAATAACTATTGTTAAATGTATTGTTCTGTGTAACATTCGTGGTGCTTGAATTGCTTACTGCTCCACTTGCAGCTGTTGAAACATTCGCAGTTGCTCCACGCATAAGTGTGGAAATACCGCTCGCCAAGCCTTTGACTTTATCAAGGACTGTACCTTCATTTGCTCCGATACCCTCTGCCAAACCACTCATGAAGTCCGGCATCCAGCTTTCGTAATCAGTTAAAGGTCCTTCATCTGGTACCGAGAAGTGCAGGAATGACTTAATCTTTTCGCCGACACCCTTTACAGCGTCAACAATACCCTGTACTCCAGACATAATACCGTCTTTTAATCCGTTTATGAAATCAAGTCCCCATGTAACAGCCTGACTTGGTAATCCTTTGATGAACTCCACAGCTGCGTTAATTCCGTTCACAATAGTATCTTTGATGTTTCCGATGGTGCTTGTAATTCCACTTAAAATATTGGAGAATGTAGTGCTCACAAATGAAGCTATATTCGTGAAAATACTGCTGAAAAAGCTGTATATTGCTTGCAGAACCGAAACAATCGTGTTGTATGCACTGTTGATAGCTCCCGAAATAACACCAGTAATCGTATTCCATATTCCGCTGATAAACGAAACAATTCCATTCCATATTCCCTGGAAGAAACCGCTGATAGCGCCCCATACTGTATCCCACAAAGCCTGTAACGCTCCAAGTGCAATAGTAAATACTGTCGTGATTGTATTCCATATCTGCTGAATAAAGGCAACTATCATATTCCAGATACCCATAAATACCTGTTTTATTGCCTCCCATGCACCGGACCAATCACCTGTAAATACTGAACTAATAAAGTTCGCCAAGCCTTTGATTACATCAAGGAATCCGTTTATAAATGCTCCCAAGTTATCCCACAGTCCTTTGAACCATGCTAAAATTGTAGAGCCCCAAGCATTCCAAAACATCTGAATCCAACTGAATACAGTTTCAATCACTGTTGCAATGGCATTAAAAATAGCACTACCAGCTTCGTATAGGGCATCCCATACCGCCGATAATGCGTCTAAAATTGCTTGCCACACCGAAAGCAGCTTATCCTTGGTGCTTGTAGTAGAGCCATCGATACTGTCCTCTGTATCTCCGAATAGTGTAGCCGCCAGCTGTGAAATGAATGTCCAAACTCCACTCAGGAATGTCTTGATTATTCCCCACACTCTCTCGAAATTAGCTTTGATAGATTCCGAATGCCTTTCAAAGAAACCGAATACAGTATCTACCCACATTCCGGCAGCCTGCTTAATGAAATCCCATACTTCCAACAGAAAGGTCTTGACCTTTTCCCATGCCTTGATAATGGTATTTCTTGCATTATCAGCGCCTATTCCTGCCTTATCAAAGAATGTGCCGATAACCGAATCATTACCCATCATAAAATTGATGAAATCCTCGATTACCAAAGCGAGTATTGCCACCACAGCGACTATGGCCAGTATTTTAAGATTGGCAAGACTGAATACCTTTGACAGTTTTGCAACTATGCCCGCCATACCGCCTATTGCTTTGTACAAACTCATAATTTTCGCAACACTCATAACAGCAAAAAAAGCTCCTGCCACCACAGCGACTATTTTTAATACATTCTTTAAGCCGCCGAGCCTGTCAATGAGCTTCATAGAAAACTGAACCACTTTAGTTATGCCCTTTGCTGCTGTCTGCATCATGCGGTCTATTGCCGGTTTTAATGTTTTGACAAGAGCAAAAACATCTCTAAGTCCTCTGATAATATTATTTTCTCCATCTGTAACACCAAATGTCGCATTCGCCCAATTCTTCAGACCAGCTGCAACCTTTGGTATTGCCACAGTAATATCCTGTATGAATCCGGAAAACATCTTCAATGCCGCTATTGCGGGCTTTAAGAATGTCTTTCCAAGTGCCGCCTTCAAATCTGTAATAGACTGTTTGAGATTTCCGAGCTGGTTTGTCCATGTGTCAGATTCCCTTTCAGCCTGCCCTAATGCTCCAGACAGTTTATTTGCATCCTCAACCATCTGCAATAAAGTAAGCTGTTTCTGTGCCTCGTCCAAATCCTTAAAGGACTTGCCGTATAAAGCATTCGCCGCCGCATTTCTCGTTGTTTCAGTACACGATAATCCAAGAGCAGCGTCATTTTCAAAATTACCCTTCAAGAAAGATTGCAGGGAGTTGGTTACATCTTCGAGAGAACGGTCATAAAAGGCCGCTGAATCCGCAACCGCCTTCATGGATCTGTTTGTTAAATCCAAAGCGTCAGCCGTTTCCATTCCCGTAGTCTTTGCAAAAGCAGCTATCTGGGTATAACTGCCTTTCAACCGGTTTGTAACAATACCGGTATCCTCTGCAATTTGTGATAAGCTGTCGCTTGCCTGGTCCTCCATGTCTCCAAATACCTGTGAAAACTGTGAAGCCATAGCCTCCGCATCAGCCGCGGCTTGTGCTAAATCGCTCAATCCACTTACTGTAAATACAACTCCAATAGCTCCGAGAGCTTTTTTCGCCATATCCTTTACACCTTTGACTGTATTTTCAACAGTTCTCACGCTGCTCTTATCCACATTAAAACCAAAGCGCAGCATTGCTTCTCCTAAAGTCACCTTGCCTCCCTCCTTTCTCTCATTTCATCTTCTTTTCCCTTCTGTATATCCATATCCATGCGATACAACGCATATAGCTTCAAGGCTTCGTCCAAAGTGTAGTATTCCTCCAACTCAAATTTAGAAGCCAGTTTCGCTTTAATCAGGATATACATACGGAGTTCCATTTCTGTGAACTGTGTTGTATCAAAAGTTCCGTATTTTACAAGATCGTCCTCGTCTTCTTGACTAATGCCCCGGCGACTTTCCCATATTGGCCGCCGAGTTTCTTGAAAAAACCATTGAAATTCAGCTTGATTACATGGAAAGCAAGGACGAACATATCCTGTACTTCGCCACAGAACAGCTCATTTGCCAAATCCATATCAAGCACTTCCTGTTCATACTCTCCTGTTGCCATATCGTCTTCGTCTTCGACAGGTAACTCAACAAATATATTTCTGTATGCTACCAACAGTTTTTTAAGCAGTGTTTCCACTTTCTTTCCGGAGAAGCCATCCATACAATGAGAAATGGATTCAGCTGCTTTATCTACATCAACATCCATCAATCCATTGTCTTCTCCATCCTCTTCACCTTCATTATCTCCACCAACCAGCGGCAAAAGTGCCGCCAGTATTGGTGTGAGCATGGAGGCAAGCTCGCCCGTTAAATTGGCTGTGGTAAATGCCGGAAACGGTTTGATATAAAAGTTGTATTCGCCCACAGTTACCTTATGTGGTTCTAACTGTCTTAATCTTGCCATGCTCTACCTCCTAACTCTCTTTTCCATCAGCAACTACAATTTCCCATTCTCTGTTATTCTGAGCCTTACCATAGGTCTTACCAGCCATTTTGGTAATCCATCCAGTCTTAGCACTGAATTTCTCCTTACCAACTAAATCCTTGACTGTAACAGAGAAAAAGCCATTGCCAGAAGCCTTCATTTTCTCATACATCTTTCGCAGATAAGCATTCGTTCTTGAATTCTGGAGAACAGAAACCTTTACTGTATAGATAGAAGACGGATCCACGCTTACGCATACTTCCCCGTCTGCTCCTGCTACATAGCTGTTTCCATCACCGGCAGGCTCAATTACGATAAAACTATCATCTGCAAAGCCGCTTGCGATATGATTACCAAGTGCAAGCGTAACCTTTTTCGGATTATATGTCGTTACTCTCATGCTTTCCTACCTCCTATGCATATACAAGATTTCCGCTAACTTCTACTACCTGGATTGCTCCCGCAAGTTTCGCCTTGAATTTGCAACCTTCAAGCTCTCTGGATGCTTTCTGTGTATCTGTCAAATCCAACGAAGGCGGAACTGTAATGGTATATCCCGGATATTCGTTATCATCATCGTCGTACTCTGTTTCAGCGATACCTCCAACTTCCTGTCCGGCGAGAAGTGATTCTTCCATCTTTCCTTCAACAGCTGTAATGCCCTTGTCAGTAAATGGCACCTTCTGATTCAAGACGAGCAGATTGAAAATACGCTCCTGCATATCATTCTGCAACCAATCTCTGAAACGGATAGTATCAATCCATTCATTTCCGAGAACCTTTCCACCCTTAGCGCTGGTAATATTCTTCTTTGCATAGGTGGTAAAATAAGTAATGCAGTTATCATCACAATATTTCTTCATGGTCTTAGATAACTTGCATGGGTAGACTGCTACAAGAGGTTTCAGTGCCCATGTTTCACTTCCCGGCTCATAGCCGAAGCATTTAGCCATCATTGCTACCGAAATATAGTAGTTCTCTGCAGGAATTTTCTCTACATTTGGCACCCCGCCACCATAAACAGCAAAGCTTCTGAAGTAATTGGTGGTATCAACAGGTAATACCTTGTCTACGAATGTGAAACCATGCAATTTGTTGTTTGCCTCGGTCCACTTAATAGTGTCTTCAAGGTCGGCCTTATTGTAGAATGTCTTTGACAATGCAATACCGTACCAACCACCAGCCTCATTTGCTCTATCCAGAGTGTCCGCCATATCTTCATAGACAAGATTTCCATCCTCGTCCACAATAGGCTCTCCACCATCATCAAGAGATGGCTGTCTTACGATTAAATAAACAGTTTCCGGAGCCGGTGTCTGCGAATATGCTACAGTAGCCATGATATAAGCCTGACTATCTACTGAATATCCGTAATCCTTCAATTCAGCAGCTTGCGAAATAGCAATTACGGATGTTCCAACCTTCTCTGTACCCTCACCTTCCGGTGCTTCGGTAACAAAAAGCATATTGCTGAAACTCGCATCACTGGACCCCGGTGTCGAAATCTCAATAACTACTTTTGCGATTTCATCAAGGTTATTTCTAATGCTCATTCTATATGTCCTCCTTTATTACGATTTTTTCTATTCCATAGGTCTCTGCCTGTGAAAATTCTTCTGTTCCTCCTCCACTTGGATTTGGAATAATGGTCTTATTCTGAACCCCATACTCGCCAGATACCTTATCAGTAAATGTCACAATGAATTCTGTCATAGACCTGTAATTAAACTTTGTATCTCCGATTAGCTCTGATAAGTCCCTAATCGGTGCGTTCTGCATAATGGTTATGTTCTTCTCCTGTGTTAAATCGCTGATACCATCGGAATCCACAAATCTAATGAATTCCTCCAAATCTTCCACAGCAGTATTCTCATATACCGTTCCACCTTCGACCTCAACAGCTTTTCCTACTGTGTATAGGTTCATTTCCAAGACAAAAGAATAGGAGTACCACTTCTCGCCTTCATCATCCACAATAGGAAACTTATTTCTGTCTACACTACTGTGAGATAATGTGATGTAAGGCGGTCTCGGTGTTACTCCCTTAGTCTTCGTCCACACTATTAAAGCCTTTGGATGATACATGGAAACCAAATCATACAAAAACTGTTTCGCTTCTCCAATTGTCAATCCTGCACCTCGCTTTCTCCGGGATGTTCCTCGGTACTAACCGGCACAAGAGCAAATATCGAAGTCCAATGTTTGATAAATGTATTTTTGCTTAATCTGGATGCGGTACATTCGTACCACCTTCCCTCATAGAAAAGCTGGTCTGACCGCACTCCCTCTTCCTGTTTGGAGCAACGGATAGGGAAATCCCCAAATGTTTTCAGCATCATAGAATCACGACTACCGCCTTCCTCAACTATTTCATCATCTGAAATAGTCTGAACATCAAGGAATACTGTCATATCTTCCTGTGCCGCAACAGGATATCCATTCACTACTTTATCCTCTCCAAACCTGCGTAAAGTATAATTGTCGCCAAAAAACGGCATTAGTCAGACCCCCTTTCTCGCACTACATGATGAATAGAGCCCATCAAAGTTCCTGTATCTACTAACGGAACACTTGAATGCTTCTTTGCTATGGTCTTCGGAGCATTGGGTTCATATCCACTCTTCCCAAATTCCCTTATCATCAAACCTTCTTGGAAATCACCGATTTTATTCAAAATTTCCTCTGCTGTCTTTCCGTTTGCAAGACCTTTCGCTGCATTTTGCATATACTGGGTTATCTGTT